GTCAGCTTTTACTTACTTCGTCCACAACAGGAACAGCATCGATAATTGATGTAAAAGCAGCTTCTACTGCTGATACGCCTTTGGGTTTGTCGAATGTTGCTGGTACCGGATCTGCTGCCGGAGGAACTGCAGTTACTCTTAATGGATATACCTCTGGGTCTCATGGGAATAATCTTGAGGTGGCTGTTTCTAGTGGTGACGATGCTAGTTCTTTCAAGTTAGAGGTTTATTATAACAGTCGTTTGGTTGAGACATGGAATAATTTGCAGAAATCTTCAGCTGATGCTCGGTTTCATGAAACAATCATCAATGCGACTGATGGAACTGGTTCTACTTGGATAGCCACGGTGGACAATGCAGCTAATGCGAATAATCCGACTAATACCACAACTAATTATTCGCTTGTAGGAGGAGATGACGGGTATTCGAATGTAGCTGATGCTGATTATATCGGTGTGGCCGCTACTGCTGGGTCGACTGGTATGCAGCTTCTGCGGTATCGAGAGGACGTTTTGATTAGAGCTTTTGCCGTTCCTGGCATCGCCTCTGATAGCGTCGTTACAGCAGAGGTGACTCTGGCCGATTATCGTGGGGATTGTATGGCTTACATAGATCCTCCGATTAACATCTCTAAAGCCACGGTCATTACGTACGTTAATGGAACTGGCGCTTACACCGGCCATAGCTCTTTTGGTTCTTCGAATGTCACTGTGTACTGGCCTTGGGTTCAGGTCTACGATCCTCAGGGAGCAGCTGATGTTTGGACCGCACCGAGCGGACATGCTCTTGGAAGGCTTGCCTACACAGGTTACTCTTCTGAATTGTGGTACGCTCCTTACGGTCGTGAAAGAGGCACATTGGCCACAGCAAAGGCCGTGGAAGTCGATACGATTAAGGAAGACGTAGACATTCTCTACGGCTCGAATAACATCAATGTTATCAAGGACATGGGTACGGGGCGTGGTATTGAGTTGGTCGGTCACAAGACTATGCTCAGAACTAGTTCTGTATTGAGTAGAATTGGTACGAAGATGATGTTCTACGTGGCCATCGATGCTTGCGTTGAGGCGGCTTCTGTGACTGAGTCTGAGATTGTTGATGACGCTTTGATCCGGAGACTCTCATCTCTGATCAATGGTCCGTTGAAGGACATCAAAGCCAAGAAAGGTATGAAGGATTTCAGAGTCATCGTTAGCGAGTTGAATACAGAAGCTACGATGGCTAACAACGAGCTGCACGCTCGGGTAATCATTCAGCCTTACAGCTACGCAGAAGCGGTCATTCTGAACTTCGTGGCTACGCCGGCTGGCGTCTCTATCGACGAGATGGCTGTATAATTGACGTAGGAAGAAGATGAAATGGGGAGGGAGGTAAAACTCCCTCCCCTCTAAGAAGGAGCGCCAAGATGGCCCGTGCGAATATGACTGCTGCCCATCTAGCTGCAAAGGGCGGTGGATACGAGTTTCAGAGACAGAACAATTTTGAAGTGGACATTTACGATGTCCCGGGTATGGACGTACTGAAGTTGGCCCTGCAGTCAGCCGCTCTTCCGTCCGTAGCATTGGAAGAGGTGGCCTTGCCTTACCTCAATGGTCAGGCATACGCTGCTGGTAGAGCCACATATGAGACGATGCCTCTGGTTTTTAGAGACTTCGTCGATCAGAATGTTCGAGTTTCTCTGAACGAGTGGTGGTTGCAGCATTACGATCCGGATACAGAAGCTATCGGCAGGGCGAGCACTTATAAGAAGGACGGTCAGATTATCCTGTACGATCCCGCAGGTGAGGCTGTTCAGACTTATTCGTTGTTCGGTTGCTGGATGCAGAACTTTGTTGGTGGAACCCTGGATTACACAGCTGCAGACGTAGTGACAATTGAAGCTACCATCCGATTTGACAGAGCTAAGCTGGATGTGTAGTGTCTAAGACTTTATCGATTTAAGGACATAGCAAGGTAGGAAAGTTTTAGCGTAAGAAAATAGACATTTTGGGTTTCATTTCACGAGTAATGAAAGGATTGTAGGATGACTGAAGATGGACCGCGCCGAGTTCCCCAAGACGAGATAGAGAAGAAAACCAAACTAGCTACTCCAGAACCTACTCCGGAACCTGAACCTGCTCCCAAGAAGATAACAAAAGAGGAGAAGACGGAGATAGTCGGAGAGCTAGAACTGCCATCTAAAGCAGCCCTGTACGAACCCGGAGTTGCTGACGGAGGAATCATACGTTTGAAACCTCTGACAGCGAGAGAAGAGAAACTATTTTCTGGGACTACAGGCTCCCCCGATGATTTAGTGAATAGAGTTCTTGAGAGATGTGTAGTTTCTGAGGTAGATTTGGACAAGCTTCTGATTACCGACAGATTCTACGCTCTTCTTATGCTCAGAGTCAACTCCTACGGTTCTTTGTATGGATTTAGACTTCAGTGCAGTTCATGCAACCTTACGTTTCGTCATGAGATTGACATTATGGACCTCCCGGTCCAGTCTTTCGACGAAGAAGAAGACATTCACGAACCATTTGAATGCGTTTTACCGAGATCTGGAGATACAGTAGGCTTCCGGTTGTTAAGAGGATCTGATGAGAAGGCAATAGCAAAGTACACAGCATCAAAGTATTCCGGCGAAGAGCAGCAGAGACGGGGTCCTGTAGCTTCACAGCAAGATGATCAGGGCGACCCGGCTTACAACTACAGAGTAGCCAGACAAATCCTGTATGTGAACGAAGAAAAATATGGGACAGTCTCTTCTCTGAATAAGGCTCTGACTTATGTAGAGTCTTTGGTTGGAAATGATTCCATCTTTCTCCGAGACGAGATCTCTGAGAGGGACGTCGGAGTAGACACCTTACTGGAAGTCAGCTGCAAGCGTTGCGGGTACACAATGGAATTAACAATGCCATTCTCTTCAGAGTTTTTTCGTCCTCGACGAAGACGGAAGGCTAAACGTTCTTAGGCAGCAACTCCAGCTAGCTTACTACGGAATGATTTCCTGGGAAGCATCTGAAGACATGCCGATCTACGAAAGAGAAGCTGTCTACGGAGAGTTGTTGGCCAGTAAAGATAAAGAACGTGAAGCTGCAGAAGAAGCCCGCAGAAACTCCAATCAGAGGTAAAAATGGACCTTTCTGCACAGGCAATGGATTTCTTCAGCTCGATGTCCTCTGGTGAACTTAGGACATCGGTCTCAGATTTAACCTCAGCTTACGATAAATTCATGCGTAAGTTGGGTGACGTTGGATCTAAGATTCAGGATGTCTCCACTTCGTCTGCTTCGGGCTTTCTTACGTCCGCAGGAGCTGCAAACTTAG